TAACTCGTAATGAAGTGGTTGCGAGTTCGATTCTCGCCAGCAGCTCCAAAAGTAAAAGCCTTGTAAATGCTGTAATTTCAAGCACATATAAGGCTTTTTTATTTAAGCAAAAGACAACAAATGATATGGCTAATGGTCTAAATTGGCACGAATTGACATATGAAGTGTTGCACCTAGTGTTGCACCTTATACTTTGCCGTAGTTGAAACAAGAAAAAATATAATATATAATCACCATCGAACGTACATAGATGACCTTTGGGCTCTATGTCTAATTTTAGGACTGGGCAGTGTGATGCCCTACCCACATATACAAATGAATATGTGGTTCTGCGCCGCCTAAAAGCTAGCATATACGGCGGTAGCAAGATAATAACGGTAGCTAGGGGCGAGAAATTGCCCACAGCAGACCTTTATTATATAGCGTTTATAGTAGTAGTCGCTGCACTGATCAGCAGGCGGATGAGGCTATAAACTTAATAGCACCTAGCGATAAGACGCTCGCGGAATGCCAGCGCTGTAAGTCTAGGAAAGGCCAGAGAGAACCGTACTGATTACGGTTGAGAGATGCCGCCGTTGCGGCGGCATCTTTTACTTTATAGAAATAAATAACAGAAGGAGATATGCAGTCATGAAATTAAAAGATAGGATTTCTAGATTCTTCAATAAAAACAAGAAGGCAAGATACTCGACTTCCCACAATAAAGTTGTTAAAAGATTAGATCCGTCTTTAGATGCGAAAAATATCCGCTCTGACTGGGAAAAGGTGGGTAACTCGATAAGCGCAGGGATAAACCAATATAAGAAAGAAATAGACATAGACCTTTCAGGATGCGAAGTAATCGGATATAGAGATGAAGAAGGATATTTAGTTTTACCAAAAGAATACGATTATTAAAAAAGTACACGCACGAGCGTGTACTTTTACTTTGCGTTAATCATATCCCAGCTATCATCTAGACTATCTAATGTTGTATGTGTATAGATATTAGCAGTCATCTTAATGTCAGAGTGACCCATCAAGTATTGAGCGGTACGAATATCAACACCTTTCTTCTGCAGATTGGTACAATACGTATGCCTGAGCGAGTACGTGGATAAATCATCACCGAAAGGATAAGGTGGTATAAGTTGATTCCTATACATCTTGCAGCCCATCTCTATATTCATATCTCGTACAAGACTTTTCCAAGCAAACAATCTCTTTTTGTGAGATAAAGTATTATTTTGAGATGTGGTGATTAAATGGCCGGTAGATCCAGTTAATAAATCGCTTAACATATCCGGAAGAGGTACATATCTATCGGCCGCTGCGCTCTTAGTTCCTCGTACATGAATATATTTACGTTCTTTACTAACAACTATATCTTCGTACTTTATCTTTGCTGCCTCGGAAGGGCGGCAGCCACATAGGTAAATTAGCATAAAGTATATAGCGTACTGGTGCTTTAATGCACATTTGACAAACACTTCTTGCTCTTCGGGGGTGAGGGAACGCCTCTTGTTTAAAGTGCCAGTAGGTTTAGATATGTCTGCAGCTGGATTAGAATTAATCAAACCATTATCCACAGCTTTTCTAAATATGAAATTAAGTTTCTGATACACTTGTCCTATAGTGTATTTACTCATACCCTCATACTTATTAATAAGAGATTGGCACATTATAGGGCGCACGTCCTTAAGTTTATAATGACCAATCTCACTAACTATATATTTCTCTGTAAAATCTAAATACCTATCACGAGCATCTTCGCTAGAACTAGTCTTGTAAGTCTCAACGCATTTCCTTGCCCAGTCTCCAAGCGTCATATTAGAATTAATAATCACATGATTAGCTTTTAGATCCTCGAGCCTTTTCTGATATTTCATTCCAAGTTCTAGCTCGGAATTTGCCCGGATGTAATACCGCTTACCGTCATATGTAAATGTTTTAGTAAATTTATATCTTTTCATCAAGCCCTCGCAGCATAACTATTAATTAAAAAAGAACCAACAGGGAAGCAGGCAAGACCTCCTATTGTTGCAAAAAGTTCATAATTAAAATTAATTAGGTGCCAATATCCAGGAATTACGAAAAGCCCACATACAGGAAATATAAACATATAAAGAAATGGACCTTGCGAATTAAAAAAACCGACAGTGAGCATAGCAAACACAAGATAGTTAGCCGATAAAACATAATATTCCGGCTTACATATAGCCAAGAACATAAATGCTGTAGGGAATATGTAATCAAATAGCGCCCATTTAACTTTTTCTGATGTGCTACCCATTTTAATACCACCTTTCTTACGTTTACCGTAAAATAACAATATCATCGGGGTGCCTAACGGTTATCTGAGGTATACCGTTAGATAATTCAACCTTTCCATACACAGCGATTGTGCACTGGTAGTAGTCACAGTGATTATCTGCAAATCTATATAAGCAGTCATCAGGAACAAAAACTTGAAACCTGTTTGAATTACCGGCATTATTTCCCATATAAAGATACACACCGTCCTCGCGGTCATCATCTTGAGAAACAATCTCACCTTTAATGCATGCATTAGTACCTACAAGAGAACGCGCCTCAGTCCAATCAACAGCATCTTCTTTTGCTTCTTCAATTACCCTATGTTCTTCAAAATCTCTATCTTCTTCCTCATCCTGGCTGCTTTCCTTGATCACTTTATGGACTGCTGAATTTTTAGCGTGCTGTTTATTATATCGGTCAGTGGAAGCTGCCCAGACAAGTCCTAAAAGGAATACAGCTATTACACATAAAACATACCCTCTAAAAGCCTTCATGATAGACCTCCTAATTAATTCCACATCTACACATACTTATGCAACACTCCGACACATCGCCCGATTATTCTCACTTCTTCGTAGTCAGTAACCATTGCATGATACTCAGGATTACAAGGGTTAAGTATCAACGTGTCGCCATCTTGTGTAACTCTCTTTAGAGAAGCTTCGTTGTAATCTAATCTTTCAATCGCATATATTTGATCTTGAACAAAATCATAAGACTTTGAAATAAAGACTATATCTCCATCATAGATATTGGCACCAATCATACTGTCGCCGTGCACCTTAAGGCAGTAATCCGCTTTAACATCTATATCTACTATAAACGTACCCTGGTAATCATCTTCGCATACAACACCATCTCCTGCGCATATAGTACCCATAATAGGGAGCTTGTGCGCTGAAGGCAGAATGATATTCGATGGAAGAGGTCGATCTGACTGAACAGATTCTTTGTTGTGCTCCTCTATAAGATCAGATTTTTCTATATTGAAATAATTAGCCATCAATTCAATTTTATCTATTCTTGGATAAGTATTTGCCTTTATCCAATCTGTAAAGGTGGTGTATTTTATTCCGAGATCCTGGCAAATATCATTTCTAGTTTTGTTGTACAAATCCATATAGTACTGAATATTTTTTGCCATTATTTTTTTGTTGCCTAATTGTGTACTCATTATCCACCTCCATTTGATATGAAAATAATACGCTAATCTCGTAAAAAACACAATAAAATTTTGAAAAAATTACGAAAAAACCGTTGACAAGACGGTTTAACCGTAATATACTCCAATTATCAAATGAAGAAGAAGCGAGGTGAGCAACTTGAAAAATGATAAACTGACGCTTAAATCAGTTAGAGCTTTAAGAGGATACACACAGGTTGAAGCGGCTAAATTGATTGGAATTAGCCCAGATACCCTGTCAAATTATGAATGTGGGAAGAGCTATCCAGATATCCCTATTCTCAAAAAGATTGAAGAGGTATATCAAATAAGTTACAACGACATTATTTTTTTAGTTTAAAATTACGGTTTAACCGTATAAGAAGAGCGAGAGCTGAAGAGGTTTAAGAAAGGAAAGTGAAATGGAATCACACAAGGATTGGAAAGAAAGAGAAGCTGAAAAGCTTGCAAACGTTATCGCTAATCACATGATATCAAGGTCACTAACCCTTGAGGTCTTAGATGAAGCCAAAGAATTAGTTGAAGACGCTTACAAATCAAACGCAACAATGAAAAAGCCGGACGAATCCGGCAAGTGGTATCCCGAGACAAGTGACGGAATCATAGTTATCAGGGGAAAATCAATCCCCAAACCCTAAAACATGTCGTTTATATAGCTCCACTCGTCGTCGGTTAGCCAACCTTGATAATTCCTTTTTACTTCAATGACAATGAGCCTGTCGTTGGAATCAAGGTAAGGCTTTAACCTACCAGTGATTTGAGACGGACTTAGCGGACTTTTAATTAGATATGAGGACTTCCAATATGTGCACCAACACCCATTCGAAGCTTCCTTGATTGCACTAATTAATTCATTGTAACGCTGACCGGTGCTATTTAAATCATATGTGATCATGTAAACCATAAAAATATCTCCTTTCTGAAAGACTCGACCATCAACAGTCTGCAAGGAGATTATATCGTAAAAATTTCAAAATACAGGAGAAAAACAAAATGGATACAAACACTACAAGACAAATTATCTGTACAGCAATAAGAGATACTCTACACGCAATGAATACATGCAAGGACCTTGACATGATAATTGCTACACCAGATAAGGACGAAGTACTTCTGTCATACGGAGATAAGGCGCTACGCGTAGATATCCAGGATATCCCGGAAGAAGAACTACCGAGATTCTTAATCGCAAAGATTAACTATGAACAGAGAATGACGCTAAACGACTATCAGCACGAAACGCTGAAGACAGGAAAAGAAGTAGGCGTAATCGAATCTGTAATGGGAATGTGCGAAGAGATCGGGGAAGTAGTCGGCAAAATCAACAAGGCTACATTTAGAGGGCATGATGCAGATGTGGGAGAACTAATTGATGAACTAGGTGATGTTCTTTGGTACTTATCCATAACCGCATATAACGCAGGCGTACCACTAGAATCAGTCGCAAAACTCAATCTAGCAAAGTTAAAGCTAAGATACCCAGATGGATTCGACATAGAAAGATCCAAACACGAAGAGGAATAAAAATGGATAGGCAAGCAATATTAAACGATCTTAAAAAAGAATATGGTAGCTTTCCGACTATATCAGATATATCAAGATATCTAAAAATTAGCCGTGCAAGTGTAAGAGACCTAATGAATGGCGTTGAGTGCTTGCCGGACGGAAGAAGCAAGAAATATTTTGCAGGGGATGTAGCAGACAAAATCTACAAGAACAGGAGCATGTAATGAGTAATAAAGAGTTATTCAAAGTCATATTTTCGGACGAGGAAGGTAACTTCCAGGTAATAAATCTAATCGGAACTATCTGCCTAGCGCTGCTATTCCCTATGCTGCACATATTTCTGTATGCGCTAGGGTGCAGATAAAAGCGAGGTTAAACGTGAATAAGTTTAAACCTATTGAACCTTGCATTATCAAAGTGATTAAGCTAGCGCATGAAATGGTCGATAGCGGCACGATTGCAGGAGCGAAAATAACAACATCAGATGGATATGTAAATCTCAAATGTATAGATGGCAAGGTAATTGCACAAAGAGAGGCGCGACATGGATATTGAAAGACGAAGAAAATATTTTAAAGGAATTGTATCTGAATCAGCTATAACTAGAGAATTCATTAATCGCGAAGAACCCAAACTAGAAGTATGTGAAGAAAAAAGTGTGTTGTCAAATATAGAACCTTGGAGCGATGAAGAATTACAAACAATTACATTCGATTAGGAGACTAGCCAAATGATGGAATATTACAAAACATGCGCCTATCCAAAGCCACAGACCAGGAAGAAAAAGAAGAAGCAAAACGGATATAAGGATAAAGCAAGTAGATTCTGCGCATATTGCGGAAAGCCTTACGCTGAAAGGCATGAGATATTTGGTGGATCTAATCGCCAGATAAGTATAGATCTAGGCTTTCAAGTGGACGTGTGCCACGAGCACCACGAAGAACTTCATATGAACTGTAGCGAGTGGGCGCAAGAAGAGAACATTAAACTAAGACGCTTTTATCAAAAGAAATACGAAGAAGAAAAGATAGACGAGGGAATGACACCGGAGCAAGCGCGTAATGACTGGATGATCCTTATAGGAAGGAATTATTTATGAGTAGATGGAAATCAACGACAACCATCCCAAGTATAAATCTAAATGTAAATCAAATCCTACATAAGGCAGATTCAATAGACGACACGTTAACGTATGAGTCTGTGAAAAAAGGATTTGCTTATGTAGCAAATAAGGAAGAATTCTTAATTTTGAGCGCGTCAAATGGCTACCTCAGAATGACTTATGAGGAGCTAGAGGAAGTTAGAAAAGAAATAACAGGAATTCTAGAGGAAGTAGATAGGAAAAGATGGTAAACGTAGGATGTGTGTGTGACAGGTGCGGGCACGAACACGGAACGCCAAATGACAACAGGTCGTTTCGCTGGTGCAGGCGAATTAAGGGGACCATCTGTGGTAAATGTTGTAGTGAATGCGAATACTGTAATGATTGGCGCTGCACCTACGACCCAGCAGGAAGAGAAAAAATGCGAATGCTGGTATATGCAAATAGAGCTGCTGAAAGAACAATATCTAAAAATGAAGATGTTGCTAAAAAAGTAAGCATTACAACAAGAAGGATGATTGAACAAGTTAATGAAAACCTAAAAGCGGAGATAAACGCTAGAGAAGAAGAATATGACAAACTACGCGCCAGGGAAGGCGAAGAACCAGAAATGTTTTAAGGAGATAAGCATGAGTTACGAAACAAACGATGAAATAACAATGGATGCATACATTGAAGAAAAATTAAACACAAAGCTACCCAAACTATTTTTTATCTCACAGCCGATGGCTGGCAAAACAGATGTAGAGATAGCTGCAGAAAGAACAATGATTAAAGAAAGAATTAAGAGAGAAATTAATCCTGCGGCTACATTTATAGATTCGGTGCTAGATAAAAACAAGGTTGAAAAAGAAATCAAAAATAAGAACGTGAAATCGGAATCACTATACTATCTGGCGGAATCATTAAAACTACTATCTACTGCAGATATGGCAGTATTCGCGCATGATTGGCTAGAAGCTAGAGGCTGCCGAATTGAAGAAACGGCAGCTAGACAGTATGGAATTGATGTGCACTACATATAGGAGAAGCAATGAATATAAACTATTGTGAGCTCTGCGGCTGCGGTACCGCAAGAGAGAAGCGAGAAATACTTACGCTAGAAAATTCAGAAGGAATAGCAAATGGACTACAAAATCATAGAAGAGCTAGCCACACTATCGACAGATAGCAAGGGCAGAAAAAAGAAGCTTATAAAAATATCCTGGTATGGAAAAGAACCGGGATATGAAATAAGGACCTTTGACAAAGACGGAACACCGCTTAAAAGAGCGATGCTAACAGAAGATGAATATCAGGAGTTAGCAAAATTCATGATAGGAAACTACTAATGAAGGTAGATATTTTTGATACAGATAAAAAATACAACGTGATATACGCAGATCCGCCCTGGGAATACAAGCAAAGTGGGGGGGTGAAACTGCGAGGCATGGCAAAGCAGCACTATAGTACGATGCCGACGAAGGAAGTATGTAGCCTTCCTATAAGAGATATATGCACAGATAAAGCAGTGTGCTTCTTGTGGGCAACATTTCCGAATATCAGCGAAGCAATAAAAGTATTAGAGGCGTGGGGCTTCACTTATAAAACTGCTGCCTTTATCTGGGTGAAGAAGAATAAAGTTTCAGATTCGTTATTTTGGGGAATGGGAGCATACACAAGAGCGAATGCAGAAGTGTGTTTACTTGGAATTAGCAAGAAAACTAAAGCAAAAGAAATTGTGAAATCTCACGCAGTACATCAAGTGATCGAAGAAAAAATAAAAAGACACTCGGAAAAGCCTTACGAAGCAAGGAAACGGATCGTTGAGCTTCTCGGAGATGTGTCACGCATAGAACTGTTCGCAAGAGAAGAACTTGAAGGCTGGGATTGCTGGGGAAATGAGGTATAAATGACTAATTATGAACTAATTCAAGAAATGGAAATGCCGGAACTTGCCGAATTTTTACGTAAAGTAAGTGACGGTGAAACAGAATTTACAATCTGCAATCGTAAATGTGATGAATGCGCTAATGATGTAGAAATGTGCGAAGCATTAATTGAACGCTGGCTAAAAGAAGATTGCGAGTCATAATTATGAAATTTATAGACTTTTTCTCTGGAGTGGGGGGGTTCACAAGAGGCTTAGAACTCGCGGGGCATGAATGCATAGGGCACTGCGAATTTGATAAATTTGCAGAAGCTAGTTACAGATCTATGCACACCATAACGGAAGAGCAACGAACGCGCCTTAGCGAACTAGATAAAAAGAAAAGACAGAAGGAGATCTTAAAAAGTGAATACCTTAATGGAGAGTGGTACGCAAGCGATGTTCGAACAGTTAACTCTACCAATATTCCAAGAGCTGACTGCTGGACTTTCGGAGCCCCTTGCCAAGATTTCAGCATTGCCGGGAGAAGAGCAGGGCTTGACGGAGAAAGAAGTAGCCTTGTACGAGAAATTTTTAGAATCCTGGAAGAGCTCGAAGAAAAAGATAAACCCACATGGCTTATCTACGAAAACGTTAAGGGAATGCTTTCTAGCAACAGAGGACTTGATTTCCTATCAATCGTCATTGAAATGGACCGACTCGGGTACGATCTCGAGTGGCAAAATATCAACTCAAGATGGTTCGTTCCGCAAAATAGGGAGCGCATATACGTTGTTGGATGTTATCGAGGAAGAAGTAGACGACAAATATTTCCTATCACGGGAAATGGCGGAGAAAATAGTACAAGGCAATTAATTGGCGGAGCACAGGCGCACCGAGTATATGATAGCAACGGAATCGCTTGCACGCAGAACGCACAAGCTGGCGGAGTTGGCGCAAAAACAGGACTATACGCATTTGGCGTTGATAAATCATCAAACAAATTACAAGAGCTGCAAATTGCGAACTGTCTTACGACGAAAGATCGCGGAGTATCAAACAGAAGAAACGAGGCCACAGCAATTGCAATTCCTGTACTAACGCCGTTTAGGAAAGAGAAGCGCCAAAACGGGAGAAGGTGCAAGGAAGCTGGGGAAGATATGTTTACCCTGACAACGCAAGACCAACACGGAATTGCGATAAAGGCGGATGAAGAAAAAGACGTTTGGGCGGTGTGGAGTGAGAAATACAATTGCTATCTTACAATTAGAAAACTGACACCGAGAGAAAGCTTTCGACTCCAAGGATGGGCAGATAATTATTATGAAAGAGCAGAATTCGTAAATAGTGATAGTCAGCTTTACAAACAAGCAGGTAACGGAGTAACGATTGGAATTGTCAAAGCAATAGGAGAGAAATTATGGACGAAAGAAAATTTATAAAGAAGTGCAAAGAATTCGTAAGAAATTATTACAACGACAGAGTGGAATCAACCGACAAGAACGGCAAAATCACAACAGACGATGTATTTGTTGTTTGGTTCTGCAAAGCATTACAGAATTCAAAAGCATTACTCAGCACCAATGTGCCAGACGGCATGTACTACGAGGTCACATATAACGGAGATAAGAACGAGTGCTATCTTGATGCCTACAAGAAGTGGCAGAACGTTTGTATTGAAATGTAAAAAAAGGAGCGCAAGACCATGAAGGCGTACGACAAAATTCCGGAATGGAAAGAAATTATATTCAAAGAACTAACGCCGGAGGATAGAGAGTATAACAAGCACAAGTGGATGTACACAATCGAGAACCTGCCGGAATATAACGAAGATGTAATCGTAACAGACGGAATTGATGTATGGATAGATGCATTTGACGAAGCTATAAGTGGAGAAGTCTATTTATGTGGCACAGGTGGGAATATAGATGAAGTGACTGCATGGATGACACTGCCAACTCCATACAAGTGGAAATAGACAGAATCTAACAATACGCTATGTAAGTAGCGGACACCATAAGTTATTTTTATAAGGCAAACAATAATGATGTAAAAATGATAATCTCTCAAACCAACGTCCGCTACTTCATATATATAGGAGTAAACAATGATCGACGTAATACTTACATTATGGATATTAGGAATTATAGCAGGAGTTAACGCGCTATTATTCACCACGCTAAACAAAACGGAAAAAGCAAACAAGCTATATCTAGCAGCAGACTTACTTATCTCTGCAGGATGCCTAGTGATCCTATACTGGATATTCATATAACTAAATTGCTATGACGGCGGCGAACATAAAGATCCTTTCTGAAAATAAATATACATATAAGAGCACAACATAATTAAGTAGTCATATTCGCCGCCTCATATATATAAGAAGAAAACATAAAAAACGAGAAAACAATCACCAGCCGCGAGCTGGTTTAAAAGTTCAATTGAGTATTAACAAGTTAGCGAAAATATAGATATGATTAGAACTAAAAAATATAACTGCGGAAATTATCAAGAAATAGAAATATTTAATGTATCGCCAAGAAAAAGAAAATATGAGAGAGCAAGGAAGGTAAAAGAATCTACACCGGCACAAAAGAATCTCAACTCTAAAAGAGCACAGAGGTATTTTGCGAGATTATGCAATCTTAATTTTAGCGAAGGTGATTACAGCGTAGATGCTACATACGATGATGCACATCTTCCGGCTAACAGAGATGAGGCGTTAAGAGATGTTAGGAACTACGCGCGCCGTGTCAGATATGAAATGGCGAAGCGTGGAAAAGAAGATGTTGAGTTTGTATATGTAATCTCAAATCACAAAGGAGATGATACAGGCTCAAAAGCAAGATGTCACATCCACATGATTTTTAAAGGGGTAGATAGAGACGTTCTAGAAAAGAAGTGGAAAGCTGGATACTGCAATACAGATAAACTTAGATTTAGCGAAACAGGAATTACAGGAAAAGCCATGTACATGGCAAGGCAAGGAAAAAGCAAAAGATGCTGGGGCGGTTCTTTAGGTTTAAAAAAACCAGAACCGATTGTTTCAGATAGAACATTTACAAGGGGACAAGTAGAGAGAATCATAAACGATCCAGGAGACGGAAGATTTATTTCAAAGTTAATAAATAAAAATAATAAAACTAAATACGTATTCACGGATTGCATAGTTGAACACGACGGCAGGCAGGTAGGGTTCTTTTCAGAAGATCCAGGGGACGGCCTCGGATTTAGCGTGCTAATCAGAATGAGGAGGGAATGATGAGCTATTACATTAAATGCCCTTTTTTTATGGCGCATAAAGAAAACACGATCACGTGTGAAGGTTGTATGCATTTTTTTGACACAAAGAAAAAGCATCGGAAGCAGATTGAAAAATGCGAAGAAGGCGGCACAGAATGCAGGTACGCTAAAAGGCTTTTTGAGTGTTACGAAATCTATCAAGATTCCTCAGATTTAGAATTAAGATTGCATGAAGTTTATGCGGACGAAATGAGGAATCAAATATCCACGCTTGTTTGGAGATTAGTTAGAGAAAAGAATAACCAAAATAAGCTCAAAGAAAATTACGAGAGTGCTCTCGAAATCAAAACAAAAGATATAAACAGACTCACTAGGCAGCTCATGCTGGATAGAAAAAAGGTAGCAATCAATGAAAAAACAATTCTTGCATTAATGCACAAGAATAATCTTAGCATGACAGATATTAGCGAGCTTGTGGATAAGTATAGAGATAGCGAATTAATTTTTGATGCAAAAAGCGGAAAGGTGGAAAAGAAATGAACGCATTAATGGACGGTATTATATTTATAATGCTTAATGCCCAAGTAGGAATAGAGGTAGGAGCTACGGGCTGGAGTTATTTTTAAGCAAGAAAAAACGAGGGGATGCCCCTCGTTTTTATTAAGCTGCCTTTATAATTTCTTGCGGTGTGAATGAGAAGTATAAATCACTGCCAACTTCTGAACTCTCGCGCTCATATAATACTATTGCCTTATCAGGTGCAGCAGATAGCTTTATCTTTTCAATTGCATTTTCTTTAGTTTCAAAAGCTCCAATGCGCACACCGTTATCAAGGTCTCCTGCGTATGGAACGGATGATATTCCGTCAGAATCTTTCATGAACCAGTAAGCCGTGTAATACTCTTCGCCATTTGGTCTAATTCCGTACCAGCAATCTAGCGAGTTCAAATATTCATTGCAGTTGATTTTCTTTGTAATTTCGTTTAACATAATTATAGCTCCTTTTAATTATCGGTGGTGATGATTTCTAGGGTGTTTCGAGCCGTTGCAGCGGCTCGATTTTTTTATTTTTTGATTTTCTGAACCTGTTCAACTATTAGAGATTCAATGTAGTTGCTCAGCGTCCTGTTTTCGCTTGCCGCTATCTCGGTAGCAGCAGCCTTTAGCGTCGGTGTCATTCGCACTGCGACTCTTTCCGTTTTCTTCTCGGTCATATTTGCCACTCTCCTTAAGATTTGCCGTCCTTTAGCTTGATTATATTGTACCAACAACGACGAACATTGTCAACACCTTTTTCAAAACTTTTTTAAAAAATTTTGAAGCAGGCGAAAAAACGCATACCAATAGGCATAATAAAGCTGGAGGAAATCATGGATTGGAACAAGCTCGAAGTTGAATACATAACAACAAACACATCGTATGCAAAATTAGCTACTAAATATCACACATCGGCGCGCACTATTTCGGAGTATGCACGCCGCCACGAGTGGAAAGAAAAGCGCAGGAAATATGTATCAGATACTGTCGGAAAAGCTGTAGAGCGTGTATCTAAATTAGAATCTATAGACTTATCTAAAGAAATAGGCATAGTACATAACTTGTCTAATATAATGAGCGACGCTCTTTTAGATCCAAAGCAGTTCAATAGATATCTGGTTGAAGAAACTGAATACAATTCAGATGGTTTTCCGGTGTCAAAGAAAACCGTTGAGAAAAAATATAAGAGAGTAGATTTTAAGCAGGTAAAAGATGCGGCTAATGCTTTGCAGGCGATTGAAAAAATGAGGCGGTCAATGGAGACTATCCTCACGTTCCAAGAGAAAGAAAATCTTAAGCTTGCGAAGAAAAGAATTAGACTCGAAGAGAGAAAAGTTAAGCTGCTTGAAGCCGAGGCAGAAAACAAAAATATCAGCGTTGAAGAGGCTGAAAGCATTGTGCTTGTTAATTTAAGTGATGAAGAGGTTGCGGAGGTGGAAGAATGAAAATAGCATGGGAGCCGCAGCCACGCCAAAAAGTATTTATGAGCCGCCCAGAATATGAAGTGTTATATGGCGGTGCGGCTGGAGGCGGAAAGAGTGATGCTATACTATGCGAGGCACTAAGGCAGGTGCATATATCAAGCTATAAAGGGCTAATCTTAAGACGCACGTTTCCGCAGCTCTCCGAGCTTATGGATAGATCCATAAATCTATATTCAAAAGCATTCCCGAGCGCAAAATTCAACGAATCAAAATACGTCTGGAAGTTCGGAAGCGGAGCAAAAATATATTTTGGAAATCTGCAAAGGGAGATAGATAAATACAATTATCAAGGTAAGGCATACGACTTTATCGCATTTGACGAATTAACACACTTTACAAGAACACAGTACATGTATCTAATGTCACGAAACCGTCCGACTGCACCGGGAACGAGGGTATACATAAGAGCAAGCGCAAACCCTGGTGGAGTGGGTCATGGTTGGGTAAAAAAGAGATTTATAACGCCTGCGCCGCCTATGACGCGTATCAAGGGCGTATATAAAATCGTTACCCCTACAGGTGAGCTTATAGAGCGCGTGCGTAGCCGTATGTTTGTGCCATCAACGGTCTTTGATAACAAAAAGCTGTTAGAAAACGACCCATACTATATCGCAAATCTAGCTATGCTCCCGGAAGCAGACAAAAAAGCACTGTTGTACGGAGACTGGAATTCATTTAGCGGACAAGTATTTACGGAATGGAGCGACGAGATAGAACATTATGCAGATCGTAAGTGGACGCACGTCATAAGCCCATTTAAGATTCCGGAAACATGGAGAATCTTTAGAGGCTTTGACTGGGGATATTCAAAGCCGTTTAGTGTAGGTTGGTACGCTGTAGATAACGACAACAGGCTGTATAGAATTAACGAACTTTACGGCTGTACAGACCAGCCGAACACTGGCGTCAAGTGGACTACCGAAAAGATTGCGAAGGCAATAAAAGAAATCGAGGAATCAGATCCGAATTTAAAAGGCAGAACTATATCAGCCGTTGCAGACCCTGCAATATTCCAAGAAAATGGCGGTAAATCAATAGCCGATTCATTCATGGAAGCTGGTGTGTACTGGGAGAAGGGAGACCATACACGAATACCGGGTAAAATGCAGTGCCACTATAGATTAGCTTTTGACGAAAGCGGTATCCCAATGTTCTATTGCTTCTCAAATTGCAAAGACTTCATCAGAACAGTACCGGAACTAATATACAGCGAAACCAAGGTAGAGGATATCAATACAGAAATGGAAGACCATATATACGACGAATGGAGATATGTATGCATGGAGTCACCTATAAACGAGCGAAGAGACGCCAGAGCAAAACTATACGAGGGAACAGACGGGCTGCACGACCCATTAAATATGATTCCAGCGCAGCTAGGACGATACGACTTTTTCAAATACATGTAAGGAGCGAATATGAAAGACAAGAAGAAAGAGCTAAAAGAAAAGAACGCTAAAGAAGTTGAAAAGGCTAAGCCATTAAGAGACCAGGAACAGCCAGAAGATGACGAGCCCGAAGAAGATCCTGCGCAAGCCGAGGGAGACAAACAGCTGATGAAGAGGCTAGGAATAGACCCCAAAAAAGCAGCGGAAGAACCTATCGAGGATGAAGAGGAAGAGCCAGACTACATAGAGCAGGAACCAGAACCAACATCGCTAGATGCAAAGGAAGAACCGGAAACGGATTACGGAGCCTTTAACGAAGATGAAGGCAAAGAGTGGGACCCGAACTATGGCCGAAAAGGAATCATTGATGAAGAGGTTATAGGAGAGGCGAAAAACACATACGAGAAGTACAAGCAGAATCTTGAGAAGTTCAAAAAGCGTATTGTTGAGAACGAAAAGTGGTGGCAATTCAAGCAGTGGGAAGTTATAGGAGACGCACAAGGTAAAGAGAACGATCCAAAGCCTGAAAGTGCATGGATGTTTAATTCGCTCGCTAACAAACACGCGGACGCTATGGATAACTACCCTATGCCTAACCTACTTCCACGTGAAGAGAGTGACAAAGGCTCTGCGCTGTCACTATCAAAGATTGTCCCATGCATACTAGATAACTGCGACTTTCAGCAGATATATAGTGATGCATGGTGGTACAAATTAAAACAAGGATTCTGCGTATATGCTACATACTGGGATAACACAAGAGATAACGGCGCTGGTGATATCGCTGTAAAGCAAATAGATGTTCTAAATCTATTATGGGAGCCAGGAATTAAATATATCCAGGATTCGCCAAACATCTTTCTGATAGATGCTGTGGATAACGATATCCTCGTAGGAATGTATCCGGACCTAGAAGGCGTGCTATCAAATTCTGCAGGTGCTGAAATCGTGAAGTACGATACAGAGCGTGACGATTCAGCATCTAACAGAACAGTTGTTTATGACTGGTACTATAAGCAGACTGTTAACGGTAGAACGATAGTTCATTACTGCAAGTTTATTGACGGTCACGTACTCTTTGCATCTGAAAACTGCGAAGAGTATCTAGAGAGCGGATATTACATTTCAGGCGAATATCCATTCGTTGTGGATAACCTATTCCCAGTTGAATCCGAAATGCTAGGCTTCGGATATATCGATGTTATGAAATCTCCTCAGATGGTCATAAACAAGATGGATCAGATTGTCGCAAAGAATGCTGCACTTGTTGGTAAACCAAGATGGGCTATTAACAAGAATTCAGGAATCGACCCAGAGCAAGTAGCTGATTATTCACAAGACTTCTTTGAAGTAAACGGCAGAGTTGAAGAGGGAAATATCAAACAGTTTCAAACAACGCCGCTCCCGTCACTTGTTATGAATTACCTTGAGATGAAAAAAGAGGAGCTTAAAGAAACATCAGGCAATCGCGACTTTTCACAAGGAAGTACGGCCGCAGGTGTAACGGCGGCAAGTGCCATTGCAGCGTTGCAAGAGGCAGGTTCTAAACTATCTCGTGATATGATAGGTGGTTCATATAGAGCATACGTGAGGCTAGTTAAGCAGATTATAGAATTAATCAGACAGTTCTATGATGAACCTCGTTGTTTCAGAATTGACGGAGAGGGCGGATCGTATGAATTTATAAGCTTTGAGAATTCACTTCTCAAAGAAACAACGATCGACGACGTTACAGGACAGCCAGAAATCGTAAAGAAACCTATATTCGATGTTAAAATCTCCGCTGCCAAAAAGAACGCGTTTAATAGAGCGTCGCAGAATGAGACGGTCAAAGAACTATACGGCATGGGGGTATTCAATCCAAATAACTACGTACAAGCAGGAATGCTGTTAGACGCTATGGACTTCGAAGGAGTGGAAGAGCTCCGCAGGAAGGTAGGAGAAAACGGAAATCTAAATGAAAAACTGAATCAGCTAGCCGGTATCGCCATGCAGATGGCAGGGATGCTAGACCAGACAGTTGGAGCAGGTGAATTCACATCTCAGGTACAGCAGGCTCTAGGAATGGAAGTAGCGCCGCAGTTAAACGCTGCCGCATATGAGGCTAGGCGCGGTATAGATAGACCGGTTAATACAAGGGCAGCAAATATCAGAGATAGAGCAAGTAACCAGGCAAGCGTAGGAGAAGGTCATGACATCAGCAAAACTGACGAGTAAGAGAGATGAACAAGGCAAAATCACATATACGCTAGATATCAAAGAGCACGCGGACGAAAGTCACGTGTGCTTTGCGATTAGCACGCTAGTACATACAGTGTCGGATATGGTCGAAAGGTTAGAAAGCTCAATCAATATCAAGCCTGGTGATGTAGTGATCAGCTTTACGTCACATCCGGACAACGTAAATGAAATGATATACGCGAGGATTATATATACATTCGCATGCAAAATGTTAACGATTCTTGAAGAGGGATATCCAAAAAATATCAAAGTGATTATGCCGTAGTCGAATAATAAATAAATTTTTTATATCATAAATCCGTAAAGATAAATGCTCGTGGGTAAGCCACAGGAGGAACAATGACATATAGAGATTTTTACCTCTTCGATGGAGAGGGCGGCGAAGGAACAAGCGGTAATGCTGGTGTCGCTACCAGCACTGAAGAGGGCACAGCCCTTGAAGAAAAGAAAGATGATGATTTGTTTGACGATAACAGCTATGACGATAGCGAGGAACCAGACGATGAGCCATCAGAGGGTGAAAACGCCGATGAGCCCAAAGACCTATCTGCAGAGTTCGAAGAACTAATCAAAGGAAAGTATAAAGACTTATACGATGCGCGCGTTAAGGATACGCTTTCCAAAAGATTTAAGAACGCAGAGGCAGACAGGAACAGACTTGGTGAATATGAAGATGCGCTATTTGTACTGTATGACAAGTACGATATCGAGCCTGGTAATCTTAACGGACTCAAAGAGGCAATCGCAAAAGATGGCGAATTGCTAGAAGAAAGAGCAGAAAGAGAAGGCTTATCGGTTGAACAGTACAAGTACCAGAAGAAGCTTGAGGCGGAAAACAGAAGGCTTGAAGCAGAGCAGAGAAAAAGAGCCGCCAAAGAGCAAGCAGACGCACTGTACGAGCAGTGGGAATCAGAATCCGCTGAACTAAGAAATGTTTATCCACACTTCAATCTTAAGAAAGAGGCTAGTGAGAATCCTGAATTCATGAGCTACCTTGAATCTGGAATGAGTGTAAGGAAAGCATTTGAAGCAGCACATATACAGGAGCTAATCTCTGGCGCTATTCAGATGGCTACCAAGGAAACCAGGAAGAACACTATCGACACAGTAAGAGCAAGAGGCTTGAGGCCGCGCGAAAACGGCATGCAGTCTAAAGCTCCGCTAAAGGTCAAGAAGAACATTAGTAATCTCAGTAACGAAGATATGGATAGAATCAATAAGCGTGTAGCTAGAGGTGAAACCGTTACCTTCTAACTGAGTACTGAGTAAGGGGGAAACAATGAACGTTAGAGACTATTTCCTTTTTGGAAATCCAAACACAAATATCACTACAGATAGCAATCTGACGCCGGATATGAAGGAGTACTATGATAAGAATCTTATCAGGCTCACAGGTCCGCAGTTAATTCACGACCAGTTTGCACAGAAGAGACCAATTCCAAAGAATGGCGGTAAGGTTATTAAATTCAGACAGTACAAGCCATTCCCAAAGGCACTAACACCACTTACAGAGGGTGTAACACCGGACGGAAGAAAGCTCCAGATGACAGAGGTATCTGCAACAATCAAGCAGTACGGCGATTACGTAACTCTATCAGATATGCTGCTTCTCACAGCACTAGATAACAACCTGCTAGAGTCACAGCAGCTACTATCTGATCAGGCAGGAAGAACACTTGATACAGTTACAAGAGAGGTTATGCACTCAGGCACCAACGTACTTTACGCAGGCGGCAAGTCGGCAAGAGCGGCACTAACCAAGGATGACAAACTAACAGTAGATACAGTCAAGAGAGCTGCTAGAATTCTTAAGAATGCTAACGCTCCAAAGATTGACAAGTACTACGTTGCTATCATCAATCCTGATACCTCGTACGACCTACAGTCTGATGAGGCATGGATCGATGCATCAAAGTATGCAGGTTCAACTCAGATCTTCGAGGGAGAGGTTGGAAAGATTGCAGGAGTAAGATTTATCGAGTCTACAGAGGCTAAAATCTTCAACGAGAAGAGCACATCCGGAGCTAGAATCTATGGAACACTATTCCTAGGAGCTAACGCATACGGAACTACCGAGATTGAAGGTGGCGGACTCGAGATGATTGTTAAGCAGAAGGGTTCAGCAGGAACAGCAGACCCACTCAATCAGAGAGCAACTGCAGGTTGGAAGGCTGCAAAGACCGCGGAGCTTCTAGTCAGCCCTTACATCGTAAGATGTGAGCACTGCGTAACACTGGAATCTGATCCAAACTAATTCATAAAGCTAGCCTGTAATTCTGCAGGCTAGCAATATTGATATAAGGAGAAAGAATTATGGCAAAGAGAAATGAAGAGCTAGAAGCTGTTGAAACTATGACAGATGAAGAGGTTACTGAGGCGGTAGAAAATACTGCAGATGAAGAGGCTACTGAAAACACTGCTCCGGTAAGCGATGATTACCTAGAAGAGCTTGTTGAAATAATGCTATTCAAGGATTCAGACAAATACTCTGACGATCTAGTAGTTACACTTAACGGCAAGAACTATCAGATTAAGAGAGGCGTCAAGGTTATGGTACCGAGAAAAGTGCAGCTAGTAATCGAGGACTCTATGAAACAGGCAGGACTTGCAGCTGACTACGAAGAAGAGGCACAGCAGCAGTACAAGGAACTTGAGAATAGGCTATAAGGCAGCTATAACGCTGTGTAAAGCGAGGGCTGAGGCTCTCGCTTAATTTATTAAGGAGACAATATGAAAAGAATCAGCGTAACGGTAGATATAAACAAAGTAAAGTCCATCATTGTTAATGGACTAGTACAGTTCGATGATGATGCAGCGATAGACATCAAGCTACTTAATGGTAGTAGCTCGTTCGACTTTTCGGAGTATACCGCTGTAACAATCGAAATTATCCGTCCGGATGGAAAAGCTTTTGTTGATTGCATAGGAGACCACTTAACAGTTGAAGATGCAGCGCAAGGATTTCTAACATATAAGCCGGTTCCAGAAGTCACAAAACTTGTAGGTTTGTACTTCGTGGATATTTCCATATATACAAATGGCAAGAAGATGACTACATCAAGATTTACATATAACGTATCAGATGGAAACATAGACAATACCGAGATCGAGAAAGAAGAATATTACCCGGTACTTCTCGCACTTGTAAAAGAGGTATCAACATACAAGGCGGCAGAAGAGGCTAGGGAGCGAGCAGAGAAGTTAAGAGCGAGCGAAACCGCAGGCATTGTTGCGCAGGCAAACAAAATTCTAGAGAATATCCAAGAAAAGCAGGGTTATCTAGATGATTTATACAGTGCATTTGTACAAATAGCCAACGAGATAACCGGTAGTAACTTTGATGTTACATCTCTTATAACAGCATCTAGCCTCGAAACCAGATTAAAAGGTATCTATCCAATTAAGGACGGTAAAGATGGGATTGAAGAAGGACAGCTAGGATTTGATAAGTCGAAAGGATTGCTATACATAGGCGGTGCAGAAGTTAAGGTATTAAATAAGCCGGAAGTCGCCATATCAGGAACTGAACCAGAAGATAAGAGTCTGCTATGGCTAGATAACGTGAGCGGTAAGGTTAAATACTACGCTGGCAGTACATGGAGTGAGGCTAAATGCTTTGCAGTATATAAGTAGGTGATGATATGGCAACAACTCTATTTAATCAATGGGTGATACATAGTGGTCCCAGAATCAGACTTACTGCTACAACAGATTATTATCGTGATGGCGCATATATGTATTACCGTATAAACACATATATCCACAACCTAGACTATAGCCAGTCGTGGTATGGGTGGTACCTAGATATGGCAGTGTACATAGACGGACAATATATGGGCACCACGAGGTTAAAACAGAACAAACCTATTAGATGGTCGGGTATTAGTAATTCAACGCCATATTACGGAGTTAAACGTGTTTCCGGCAATGCCCACATCAAGATTGTACTAACATCAAACAAACCTAGATACGGACAGAGAGTGTGGGAAAGCGGCGGAGCGTTACCTGCGCCACCGCTAAGCACAGCCGGATTACTAACGCTAAAAGATATAACTGAATCCGGAATGATAGTTAATATAAGCGGACTACCTACAGGATATGAAAAAGAGCTTCGTTTTTGGCATAGGGCAAAAGGTGAGGCATGGAAACATATTGGAAATAAAACCGTGTCTAACAGCAGTAGAGATTGCAGCATGGCATTTAATGATCTTATAGCTAATACTAGCTATGAAATATCAGTAGAGGAATTCGTGGATGGTTACAAAATAACTTCATTTGATTCAGTGATTACATTACCTACCGCAAAAGGAGAGCTGACCACAACCACCACAGAAAGTGAACTGATAGCGGTTGAAGAGGTTAATCCGAACATTTCATACACTAGAACGCTAGAGTGGTATATAAGGCCGGCAGGTGCGGGAAATTTTCAGTATATGGGAGAAGATGAATTACCTGCAGGTGTAAGCACAAAGGCAAGGAAGTTTGAAAAACTCACAACAGGCTGTAGATATGATACAAAAACGCTTATCAAGTATGAGAATTCTATCCTTAAAGAGATTATTGCATCTGATTCTCTTAAACCAAGTAGCACAGTTATAAAAGCTGAATCAGATACATATAGTAGCATACAGGTGAATGTATCTCATATGGTGAATACTGGATGGGAACGGACCATAAAGGCAAAGTATAAAGCAGCGTTTGAATCCGAATATAGAGAAGAGAGCGTGACAACAGGAAGTGAAAGTGCACTTATAAACCTAAAGAATCTTAAAGCTTTTACGGATTATGAAGTCGTGGTTGAAATCTATAGAGATTCCCAGATTATAAAGTCCTGGGCTGAAAGAGTTAAGACAAGGGAAATGGGGCTTGTTGCAATTCCTGTTATCAAGAGTGTTGAATCTGTTATCAGAACTAAAGATGCTGTTATCAATTGGTTTGTAAACGATGACAGAGACGAAATGAGCTATGACATTGAATATAAAATTGGTGAAAGAGAATGGACGAGGCTTATAACAACTAAATATAAACCGAAGCTCACAATAACTCTGCCTAACGGTAATACTGAATACCTAATCAGGATAAAAGGATATGCCACAGATTCAACAAAGATATCTTATTCTCTAGAAGTACCAGTATATACATATCATCGCTTTGAATATGACAGCATTGTTAATGTGCAAAACGAAATCGCCTTAACAAGCACTGAGGTAAATAGACTTATACGCTTTATCAATAAAAAAGTTGGTAGCAGTTTGATGTTTATTGAAGAGGGCGAATCTATCACCTTAGAAAAGCATAATGAACTAAGAAGGGTGTTAGCTTTAAGCACGATTCCTAGCGGAGATATCAAAGCTATAGATTGGATATCGCTCAAAAACAAGGTAAATGAGGGTTAAATATGAATACAGCAGAAGTAATTAAGACGGTTAACGATCGTTGTCCGAACACGTGTACTGACGAAGAAAAGATAGCATATGTTAACGAGATTGAAAACATAGTTCAGAGAGAATTGTTAAATCTCGAAGAAAAAGATATGAAGAGGCAGGTAACTAGCGACACGCAAACAGAAGAACTGCTATTAGAAAAGCCATTTGATTTAATTTATGTGTACTATGTGGCAGCGATGACTTGCCAAGCAATGGAAGAGTGGGATTCATTCAACGCTTGGCTGAGCTTATATAATAGCCGAGCGGTAGACGCACGTAACTATTACATCACAAAAAGCAACAGATACAAGAACTTAAGAATTAAAAACTTCTTTTAGGAGGCAATATGCTACTCAAGGAAATACAGCCAAAAATAAATGGCAAACAGTCGGTATTGCAGTTCAAAGGATATAACGCAAACGCTGTAATAGATGATGGCGAAATGAGAGATATGTATAACTTGTCATCAGATAAGTACCCTGTACTCTCTCAAAGAGCGCCAAGAAATATCATAGATATGCCAGTGCAGCATCCAAGGGATATCATCGTCAAAAACAATGTGCCATATATCATAGATAGATATGAGGTAGATGGAGAGATAAGAACATTTATCAAATACTCTAAAGGTGGCACAGACTACCAAAAGCGAATAAATAACATCATGCCCAAAACTATGGTGGCACATAATAATAAAATCTGCATATGGCCAGATAAGGTGTATCTAGATATTACAGATAACACCGTAAAGCACATGGACGCATCAGTGCGCGCCACGGCAACAATTAAGCCAGGCAGTATATATCTAGTTGGTGCAGATTTATCTGAATTCTCTGTTGGTGACGCTGTTGAGATATCAGGGTGTAAAAAACAACCTGGAAACAACACAGTGATTGTAATCAAAAGTATAGAAGGAAGCACGATAACCACTTATGAAAACTCGTTCAGAATGCCTAGTGATGATGTGACCCAGGAGTCGTACGTTGAAGAGGAAGTGAAACTTGCTAGAGAAATCCCAGACCTTGATTATGTTATGGAAAGCAACAATAGATTGTGGGGCTGTAGAAGCGAGGACAACACAATCTATGCTAGCAAGCTAGGCGATCCGCTTAATTGGAATTACTTCCAGTCGCTAGCAAACGACTCATACGCGCTAGAGGTCGGTTCAGATGGTGAGTTTACAGGGTGTGCTGCATATCCTACGCACCTAATCTTCTTTAAAGAACACCACATGCATAAAGTTTTCGGAAGTATGCCAAGTCAATATCAGCTATACAGCACTGAATGTTTCGGAATAAGAAAAGGCTCTGATAAATCGGCAGTAATCGTGAATGGAGTATTGTACTATCACTCGTTAACGGGCGTAATGGCTTATGATGGCGGCACTTATCCGGTAATGATATCCGAAGCGTTCGGAGATTATCAGTTTAAATCAGCTGTCGGCGGAAGCAACGGAAAGAAATATTACATTTCGATGCTAAATGAAAGCGAGAATAAGTACAATATCTTCACTTACGATATACTTCGCAGACTATGGCACAAGGAAGATGAAACAAAAGTAACAGCCTTTGCCAATGTGAATAATGAGCTTATATATATAGCAGACGGCAACATCTGGACCACTACAGGAAAGCGTCCGGAAGATGATATTAAGTGGTTTGCTGTGTTCGGACCATTCGATGAATTCGTAGAGAATATGAAGTCTTATAAGAAAATAAATATGAGACTAGATATGCAGCCGGGAGCACAGCTAAGGATAAGCACTCAAAGTAGTAATGGTGAATGGGAACCAATATATGAGTGCGAAACGGAGCGAGGGAAAACACTTAGCGTACCAATTATCCCCAACAGGCAAGCAAAGTTCTCTATAAAAATTGAGGGCGTAGGAAGAACAGATATTGAATCGCTTACAAGATACTATAGAGGTAGGAGTGACAGACCATGATAACTGTACCAAATAGAACAGATATGTCGGATGAAAGCCTTGCACTCAGGACAATAGATGAAAACTTGCGAAAGCTCGCAGATGAAGTGCTCATGGAAATCATGAACGTATCAAAAGAGCCTAACAAGAAAAAAGAAATATCTGAAAACAAAGTAAACAAAGAAGCGCCCAGAGTTCATATTGCTTATGCAAATAGTGGAGATGGCGCAGTGGGGTTCAGCACCACGGATAGCGCCGGAAGAACATATATAGGAATCTACACAGATTTTAAAGATGTAGCTAGCACAGATCCTAAAACGTATAAGTGGACGAAAGTCAAAGGCGATAATGGCGTAAGCGTAAGTTCGTATACTAGGTGGTATTATTTAGCAGTAGAGACCCCAGAAAAACCTGCGCTTAAAGTTCCTCCTAGACCGTGGACTATAACAGAACCTAGCTACATAGAAGGGAGCCCAAACAATCTATACTATGTAGACCAGAGTGTCTTCTCGGATGAAAGCTTTTACTATTCAGATGTTCAGGTATCAAGCTCATATGCTGCCGCCAAAAATGCATTTATCAAGACTTTAGAAAATCATCAAAAGACATTAAAGCAACTTGAAGACTTAAGCAGACAGACGAAAAAAGAAATCACAGATGTAGCGGACAGCATATCTAGCAAAATTAAGACAGAATATTACTCATCAGCCGATATGGACGACAAGATTGCTAATATTGAATCGCAAATAACACAAACGGATAATGCTGTAAATGTTAAGTTTAGCGAAGCTCTCAAAAACATAAATGATCTAAAGTTTGATTCGGATAAAAAGTATAGCGAGATTATAAGTACTATAAGGCTAGACAAGAACGGAATATCTATAGGCAAAAGCGGTAACAGAATATCCATGAATCTAGATAACGACAAACTGATGTTCATGCAAGAAGGGATAGAAGTTGCGTATATGAGCGATAACAAGCTATATATACAAAATGCGGAGGTCCTCAGCAGTATAAAGCTTGGCAAATTTGCGTTCATGCCTGATACCGAAACAGGCAGTTTATCATTTGGAAAGGTAGAAGATTAATGGCAAATACATGCATATATGAATTCATCCCGGTAGATAAAAAATACAGCTCCCTTGAAGAGGGATACGGATGCATTATACCGGGATACTCAACGGTAACACCAGTGGTTCGCGGCACACTTACAGATAAAATGAAGCCTTACTATTTGTATGCGTCGACCTACGATGAAGAGGTAAGGCTAAAAACAGTTACTATTTGTGAAAACCAAAAAGTAAACGTGAATGAATTAAAGAGTCCAAATTCATACACTATAACTGAAAGCGGAGACGAATTAAATTATAGATTTGAACTCCCGGATGTGCTAGTGCCTACCCACTATTTTTCGCCAGCATATCATGAATACGAACCGCTAATAGCATACATCAGCGCTGCAAACGAAAAGAATGCATTAAATGAAAGTGGTAAATGCATTACAAAAGTGGCGCTTTATGGCGAACCAAGAATCACGGTAGTCAAAAATCCTTACGAGTCAAATGCAGATGGAACGGCGAAAAAAGGCGGAAGCTATCGAACTGCACAGGTTCAAGTAGGGTGGTTTCCTATAAATGTGAGTGGTGCGGCGAAGAAAGTAGATAAAGTAACTTTAAGTGGAAAAATCAAAAGGTCGAATGAATCAGCTTACAAACCTATTAACATCATCACGAAACTAGTTAAAACAGATACTGATGCATCTGGGTGGGTTACATCAACATATGATGTAACTGTGGCAGTTAATAAATCGTACACACACAGCTTCGCACTGTATGCATCAGATGGACTAGGTGGTGACGGAGTGAGCCACATGTTTTTTCAATCTGCTTTCAAGTTATTTGACTTTAGAGCAACCGGAAGAGGATTCGCGCTCGGCAAACCATCCGAAAGAGATGCGTTTGAGTGCGATTTAGACCTGGTTGTTACAAAAGGTGCAGAATTTAAAAGAGAAACAGTATTCAGAGGACCTGTTAGGGGACATAGAAACGGAGTAGTGATTACCAATATAGAAATTGCAAAGAACTCCGTGCTAATGGATTCAACTAGATTTCCCGGCGCAAGATATATATTTGAACTAGCACTACCTAGAGATATGGTGGGAGAGCAAGTAGATGAGAGATGGCTACCAGAGCTGTATCCTGAAAAGATTTGTTCAGAGCTATACCCTATATGTGCACTAGAGACAAATACAGAGTCGGGACTATATGAGCAATCAGCTAATGATATCTACCTTAAGGTATACCTAACGAGAGAACTTAAAGAAGACATCAGAATTAATTGTAAGTTTACAAAATCTATGAGCCTAGAGGCTCAGAACGCTGCAGGAGGTAATTGATGAGCATAGGTTCAGTACATGGAGCAACAAAAGAAATAAAAACCGCAACAAAAGATGTGGTTGTGGCTACAAACGGCGGAGTAGCAATGAGGTCTGTATCACAATCAGAATTAGGAATACCCTCGGATAGCAAAGTGATACTTGCACAAGTTCATCCAAAACATAGAGCAGGAGTAGACGATGTGTGGACTGCGGTATTCTACGGATACTCTTGGGATGATGAAAGAAGAAGTGTTGAAATTGCAGTAAATGGAAGATTAACAGGACTGCAGAAACAAGAATTTGAAGTAAATGTTTTATACTACTAGGAGGAAGTTATGATAGGTATAGTACATGGGGGGGGTAGAATAAAAACCCAAGAACGCGTTACACTGGGCGGTACGTGGACTGCGCCACAGAATGGAACACTTGTATGCGCTGGACGAGCACAAGCTGACTCGGCATATATTTTCATCAAAGACAAAAATATTGATACATATATCGGAATGCACACTATAGAGTTCAACCAACACTATGGTACGATAACAGTGCCTGTAGTAGCAGGGCATGTGTATGAAGTTAGACGAGGGTCATGGCAAGTTCAAAGCGATTTATTCATATACGAATCGTAATTTTGTTAATCGACTACCATGCTGTAGTAGGATGTACTGGAAACGTCATCAACTGTTGAGTTGGTGGCGTTTTCTGCATTATGAAGAGAGCGAAAACGCGTAAGCAAAAGTGTAATATGTAATAAAAAAGAAAACCAGGAGGAAGGCATGGCAAATAAAGACCCATTCAAAAGTGCGTACAGCGAACAGATTGCGGCACTTGTTCAGAAAGCACAGGATAACACAGCTAATTTCAAGTACGATCCTATGACAGATGCATCATATCAGGCACTTGCTAAAGAATATGCAAAGCTTGGAGATAGGGCTAATGAGAATACAATTGCAAATCAGGCAGCGCTAACAGGTGGCAGAGCAAGCTCTTACGCAGTAAGCGCAGCAGCACAGGCACAGAATCAGTATAATCAAGCTCTAACAGATAAAATACCTGAGCTTGAACGTTTAGCGTATGACAGATTTAACGCAGATAGAAACTATGGCTTAAATCTACTTGGAACCATGAAGTCACTAGACGATTCGGCGTATAGTAGATTTACTGATCAGAGAAACTTCGATTACCAGCAAGGAAGAGATAATGTCGCTGATTCACACTGGGATAAAACGTTTGATTACCAGAAGCTGCGAGACAGTGTTGCTGATTCACATTGGGATAAAAATTTTGATTACCAAAAACAAAGAGACAATGTATCAGATAGTCACTGGGAAAGAAACTTCAACTATCAGCAAGGAAGAGACAGCGTGAGCGACTCACACTGGGAAAGAGAGTATCAGTTAAAAAAAGACTCAGCCTCTAGAGCAGGTCGGCGCTCTGGGGGCGGTAGACACGGCCGAAAAGGAAGAAGAGGAAGAGGTGGAAGTTATCAAGAGCAATCAACACAGGTTGTATCATATGTTCCTAGTGTTGCTGCTCAAATTGCCCAGAATGCAGCGAAAGGGATTTTAACAGGTAAAGCAAAAAAAGGTAAGTCGGTTAAATCTCAAACGTACAAAAAGGCTGCCAAGATGGGGTACGCTCCTATAGCGTTTAGAAGAAATACACCTGCAGAGGCAAGAGCAGCTGCAAGAAAAGCAGTAAAGAAAATTATCTACGGAGATAATAAGCATTATGTAAGCAAAGACCCTGTAAGGCGTGCGAACGATATATTCAACAATACACAGATGGCAGGTGTAAATAATAATTCGGATAGACGTGCACTGTATGCCCTTAAAGGCTTAGTTGAATCTAAAAAATCTGACCTGCTTAACGCAGCGTGGACTGTTACCTCAACACCTACACTCGATCCTAAGAGTATGCACCAGGATCTACAGAGATACAGCGAACTAGGATATATCAAGAATGGAATGCTAGACGCCGACAAACTATCAAAAGATGCTAGAGATGCATTTAGTGGATTTTATAAATACGTAGAAAAAACGAGACAAAAAGCCGAAGCGCTTAACTACATGGCGAAAGAGGCAGGTATTTATAAAACAGAACTGCAGTACGACACCAAAGCAGGTAAGTTCAAGAGGAAGTTATATTTAAAAGATAAAAACGGTAACGAACCAAGAGAGGGCGTAATTGAAAAGCCTAGCGCTGGTCAGAAATTCGCTATAGATATTGCGCAAGGAACGCTAGGCTTCCTTGCTGATTTAGCTGTAGGCAAATTTACAGGCGTAGGAATATTACCCGTAATGGGTGTTAACGCATTCGGACAAGGGGCAGGAGACGCGAGAGCCGCAGGCGCAGGTATCTATGCTCAGTGGGGCACAGGATTAACAAACGCAGGAATCAATGTTGGAACTGAAAAAATGTGGAGTACATCAAATATCATGAGAAACTCTACAGGTAGAGGACTATTAGATAATGGTGCTGAAAAGTTTGCTAACAAAATGGCTGCTAGATTCGCGAAGGGAACCGCTGCTGACGAGATAAGATACAAAGCAATTAAGCTTGGTCTAGCTGCATCAACCGAAGGTGTAGAAGAATTTATGAATGCAATTCTCCAGCCAATATCTGATAGATTTTACGACCCAGATGCGTTTAAGAAAATAGCAGAGAATCCTACAGGCTACCTTGCGGATGCTGTTTATCAGGGCATAGTAGGTACAGCAATAGGCGGTATTGTTGGGGGTCCTAGCGGAGTAAATATGAATATTGAACTGTCTGCAGAAGATAAAGAAAAAATACTGCAGGCAGGTCTTGCTATGTCCGAAAAGTCCAGCGCAAACAATTTCGCTAGGTCAATTGATAAAAATAGACTTAAGGGCGGTAAAGTGCTGAATAATGCTATTCTGGATTTAAAACATAAAATTGAATCCGGAAGAGAATTGACAGAGCATGACCAGATGCTTTTAAGCGCAGCAAAGAAATCGCGCATAAGAGGCGCAGAGAATGTATCAGGTAGTTTTATTATCAGATCGGAAAAAGGGTTAAATACTGATTACGATAGAGAAAAAGCGTCCGTGCTTTTAACTCAAAAAGTTGCGAACAGAGAAAAGGAAGTAAGGAAGTATCTATATGAAGCAGATACACCTAAAAAGACTGTGGACGAACTATCATTCCCAGTAGCTAGGATATTAGAGGGAACAGGCAGCAGTGCAGATGTAGAAAATGTACTATTCACAGTAGATAATAATCCAGCTCTTGAACTAATTCAGAATGAAACAACGCAGGATTTAAACGTAGGAATGCTGCCTAGAATGAACAATGGAATGATAATGGGCGGTGCTAGAGAAACGCAGAGCTTCAAGAAAGAGCTAAACTCTTTCATGGAAGCGAGATACGAGAGCAACGTTGAAGAAATATTGCCAAAAGCAAAGGACGCAGCAAAAAAAGAAATGCTGGCATCTATTGGCATGAAAACAAATCCAGAAATAGAAAAGCTGTTCGACGAAGGCGCAAAAAATGTGAAGGAAGGCGAAGAGTTTATAAACTATGCACACGCATTTAATTACTTCTACGATTCTGGAAGAAGAGGATTAGACTACAAGAATCTTGACAAGGCTATATTCCAAAGTGAGCTAGTACCTGCAGATATCCGTAAAAAGATATATGAAATAGGAAAAGCCGAGAGAGAAGATAACAACATCATTACAAATAAGTCGAAACTACCAATAGGATTTAAAGCCGGAAGAGTAACGCTTGGCGAGAACGTAAGCATGAGTAGTTCAATGATCAATGCATACAGAACACTCGCTAAGTCTTTTGGCGTTGAAATATCTCTTGAAGAGAATATCAAAGACTCAGAAGGTAACGAAGTAAACGGCTATTACAAGAACGGAACTATTCATATTTCCATGAGGTCAGATAGCCCCGTCGTTGATGTTCTAAAACATGAGGTAACACACCATATCCAGGTTAATTCACCTAGGCAGTATGCAGCATTTAAAAAGTATGTGCTTGATGAATTCTATAACTTAAATCTTGCTGAGTATGAAAACAAACTCAACAAATACATGAATGACTACAAGGATATATCACGTGCCGAAGCAGAAGACGAATTGTTAGCGGACGCTACAGATGTATTTTGGAAGGGCGATGCTGATGCAGAAGCAGCAGTCAAAACACTTGTAGAAAAAAATAGAAGCCTTGGAGAAACAATCCTCAAGGCTATTAAGTCTACGGTAGATAAGCTAAACACATTAAGCAAAAACGTTATAAATGCATTAAAAGGGGAATACCGCGGTAAGTGGCTAGAAGAACTCGGAATCCTGGAAAAAGCACAAGAGATGTGGACTAATGCTTTAATGAATCCTGAAATAGATAAATTTGAAGAGGCTGTTAATAATAATGATGAAATCAAATTCATGTATAAGGGTAAGGATTCAGAGGGTAGAGATGTTTTCTCAATTTCTAGCAAAACGAAAAAACTCACAAAAAAAGAAAAGCGAACAGAATTAACGGAGAGGTTTGAAAACGGAGAAGTATTAAATGTTGAATTCGATAACGGCAAAGGTAGAAAGTATACAGCTAAGCCACATGAGGATTTCGCAGGAAAGAATCTTTACGGTGACAAACAAACAAAATCGATTAATGCATTTAATAAAAAGGTGAATCTATTCTATGAAGGAGATTTATCGAAACTGTTACAGAATTCGGAATACATAAGACCTGGAGATGAAAAGAAGGAACATAAAAATGTAATCAAATGGGAGTACTACAAAAAAGAAATTGTAATAGGAGAAACGCCGTATAAATTATTGATTAATGTGCAAAACCGAACTGATGGGGATTTTATTTACAACATTAAATTCGAAAAAATAAAAAAAGACCAACATTGGCAAGCTATCAATGAAGATAGTAAAAATAACGCCCATGTTGGTATTGATAGTGTAAATCTATCACAAAACAACGAAGAGGTCAAGGAAAAATACCAGAGAAAAAATAGTATCTTCGATATCCCTAACAATCAGCAAGCTGATTCTAACACTATCAGGCAGCTTAACAAGAAAATCGATGCACTGATTCTAAATCAGACTAAAACAAAGGGAACCATACCTAAAAGGTCATCTGTTGTTAGTTACCTAAAAGAACTAATAACAGAGGTCGGTTCAGATGTAAAAGCAGAAGATTTACGTATTGATTATCACAATCTTTATAAAGCAGCTAAATCAGGTGATGATGCAACGAAAGAGAGGTTATTAAACGAAATAACAAGAGAAATTGTTAAAAATACCTATGAGACTAATCGCGTATCTCCAGAAATAAGGGATATACAGAGATATCTCAAAAATATGACTATCTCTATCGATGAAGATTTAGAAACAGAAATCAAGAATAGATACGGCACATTTGGAAAGTTTAAAGATTATATCGATGGTGCTTTCAAAATAAAACTTAATAAGAACATCGATAGAATGGAATATGCCGTTCCTGTTGATGACATGCTGTCTGAAATGAGCGAGCTGTTCGGAGATACTATCAAGGTTGACGGACGAAGTCTAGACGATGTTACAGACTTTGTTACAGCTCTAGCTACAATTGCTGAGTATGCATCGGTAAAAGATAATAAAGTTTATCTTTTTGATGGCGGTGCAAACCTAACTCAGTACACCGAAAAAGAAATTGCTGAATACGAAGATGAGCTAATAAAGGATGTTAAAGCCAATCTAGAAGCTAGCCTTGGCGAGATTAAGCCTATCGTTACTTATGCAGATAAGCAAGAGGCAAGAATTAGTAAGCTAAAAGCTAGCATGAAAAGAAGTGCTATGGATAAGCCAGAGCAAGCAAAGTCAAAGAAGCTTATAAACAAGCTGATTAATGACACAGGCTCAAAGTTGCCGGCAGAAGATGCTACGAGAATCTATGAAGAGGTTTGGTCGGCCGTGCACCAGGCAACACCGAACGCTAGTGCAGCATATTCTGCAGCTGCGAGGTTATCAAATGCACTCCTTAACTCGAACGAGAATAATATAAAGGAAAATCTTCAAACAAAGAAGCAAGTAATAGATCTACTCAGTGTAGGTAAAATTTATATTTCTCCAGAATTGGCAAAGAAACTAAATTACCAGGAGTTAAAGGCTGGATACGGCCATGCGTTAAGATTTACAACAGATATCAATAGCGAGCATACAATGCCTGCTGAACTGGTATATGACTTCTTCCAAAATAAACTAGGTGAGAAATACCCTGAACTATTCGCATCAGATGCATCAGATGCAGAAGAGGCTGTAAAGAACCTGTGTAACGCTGTAGATATGGTTGAAACATCTGCAGAGACAGACGGTCTAATTAATGGTGAATATAAAAACGTTGCTAGTGATATCACGGAATTAATACTAGATAGCGCAATTTCTATGAAGCCAGAAATGACCTATGCAGATAAACAGCAGGAGAAGCTTAAAGCTACTGTAAAGGAAGCAAGAAACAAAATAAAAGAAAGGGAGACTATAAAGAGGCAGAAAGCAGAAAAGAAACATGAAGAGGAAATAGCAGAAAAAGACAAGGCTATAGAAGAACTCGAAAGCGCTATCAAAGAAGAAAGAGAGTCAGTAAACGAGCTAAAGCGAGATTTAAGAAAAGAGCGCAGCGAACTGAATAGAAAGAGCAAGGCGATTAATAGCATTAAGTGGTACTCTAACAAATTATCAAACAAGCTGTTAAAACCTACCAATACGCAGTTCATGCCGGAAGAGTTTAGGAAATCTATCGCAAAGGTTCTATCTGAGATGGATTTTTCTACAGATCGTGGCGACGCGTTCTATGAAACGCACGGATACAACAAGACTTACGAAAACTTCATGGAGCTAAAAAACGAATATCGCAAAGTGCTTGAAGAAAAGAACGACGGTGACAGTACGTTTAGTTTTGTTGAGGATGAAGATTTTATGAATCAAATCGATTCAGTTCTTGAAGCTTTAAAAGAATCAAGGCTTGTCGATATGGACGCCGATACAATCGAAAGCGTTAGGGATGTAATTAGAGGTTTAGACGGAATTATAAATAAGCATAACGATATGCTTAAGTATGACCAGTACAAAACAATCAGCGAAACAGGAAATGCGGTAATTAGTGAACTCAGCAAAAAAGCAGAAAAGAATCGCTATGCTGGTGGAGCTAGTGCTGTATCCAAGTTTATATTCTCGAGAAATATTAATCCGGCAGATAGATTTGCTGTACTGGGTGGCACGCTCAATAAGCTGTTTAAAGAGATAACAATCGGGTTTGATGATCACGCAATGAATGTTAAAGGCGCTCAAAATGAATTTCAGAGAATTCAAGAGGCTGTAGGCGAAGATACATTTAATACTATCTGGGAAGATTCAAAAGTAGAATCATTTAAGCTAGAATCGGGGAAAACCTTAAACCTAACTCATGGCCAGATGGTGACATTACTCCTTCTTAGTGAAAGAAAACAGGCACTAGAACACATTCTTACTGGTGGTATTCAGACCGCAGAAGTTAAACCGAAAAAACTCGGTAAAAATACTGTGCTTAGAAAAAGCTCTGTGCAGAGGGAAAAGATAACGCGTAGTGATATTATAAATATCGTTAAGAGCTTATCTCCGGAAGAAATAAAGTGTGCAAAGATGATTCAGCATTACCTTAATACAACGGTATCTGACTGGGGAAATGAAGTATCCATGAAAGTATGGGGATACAACAAGTTTACAGAAGAAAAGTATTTCCCTATCAAGATTGCAAGAGAAACTGTAGATGCCAATGTTGAAGAGGCAGCGGTAACTAAAATTATCAATCCTGGATTTGCAAAGAAGACGAAACCATCAGCAAAGAATGCGGTTGTATTAGATAACGTATTAAGTGTCGCATCAAACCATATAAGCGCTATGAGTGCGTACCAGGCACTATCTATGCCGCTACAAGACCTAGAAAATGTATGGAACTATAGAGGATACGGAGAAGATGGCGTAATTAAAGGTTCTGTTAGAGAGGCAATCGAACGCGCATATGGTAGAGAGGCTAACGAATACATAGAGAAATTCTTAAAGGATGTAAACGGCAATATCGCAAAAAGCGAGATGCCTATCACAACCAAGATTATAGGAACAGCAAAGCGTGCTGCAATTGCTGCTAATGGCAGAGTAGCTATGCAGCAGCCTATGTCAATCGTTAGAGCGTCCGCTGTGATAAATCCGAAATATTTAGCTAGAAGCAAGTATTCACGTGATGCGGTAAAAGAAATGCAGCAGCACTCAGGTGTCGCTGTGTGGAAAGACCTAGGCTATTATTCAACAGATGTAGGGCCAAGTCTTACAAACGCTATGATTAACAAGGAAAATAAACTAGAGAAAGTGACACTTGATATGTACGGATTCCTTGATAACATGACATGGGGTAAAATCTGGGGTGCTTGTAAGCTTAAAGTTGAAGAAACAATGAACATCCATGAAGGAGATGAGGGATACTGGCAAGCAGTAAATGAACAATTCAGAGAAGTTGTGTATAGAACTCAGGTATTTGACTCTGTACTATCAAGATCCGAACTAATGAGGCAAAAGGATGTAGGTTCATCAGTGCTTACAGCGTTCTTGTCCGAACCAACTAAAACTTTGTCGCTGTTTATTACCAATACGCAAATTGCAAAGCAAATGTATGACGAGGGCAATGTAGCAGAAGCTAGAAAGCTAGTTGCAAAACAGTTCGGCTGGTTCATATCGTCGGCGGCAGCAATGGCGGTTATGAAATCTGTTTATGATGCTATGATAAGACACATAGCAGATGATGATAAAAAGGACAAGAATTTTGTTGAACGATTCTTTGATGCGCTTCTAGGGGAAAACAAATTCCGCACAGACGGAAACCTATTTGGGGAGCTAAATCCTATAGCTATGCTACCTGTGGGTAAAGATATTCAGTCAGCACTACAAGGATATACACCATCAAGACTAGACATGTCTCTATTTGTAAAAATTAGCGACGCATACAAGGCATGCGTAGATCCTAAAAATAGTTTAGTTACAAAACTTGAAAAGGTCGCTAACGCAGCAGGTGTGTTCTTTGGGCTTCCTGTGGACGTAGTCTATAGGGATTTGAAGGGGTCATTTGTATATTTGGCATCGATACACGACTTTTTCACTGGTGCAAATACAAAGCAAGATTTACTAATGGACTTCTCAAAAATCGAGAAAACATATGAAGGAAACAAAAGCTCCTTCAAGAAAATTGCGACCGACTCCGAAAAGTACGATAGCGACACTAGGGAAAAAGCAGCTAAATACATTCTTGAAAACGATAAAGAATACACAAGAGAGAAAATCGATAAAGAAACGATTAATCGCATTAAGAGAAACCATAATGATGAAATGGATAACTTTATCAAGAAAGGCAAGAATGAAGAGGCTGAAAAACTTGCAAAGAGTCTTGCAGCGAGAAATAGCATGTTGGATGCAGAGGAGTATTTGCAGCAGCGTATTAATAAGGTGAAGACTGATCAATTGAAGAAGATTGAAAATGCCCTCATGAAAGGTAACGTTGAAGAGGCTGAAAAGTTTGCAAACAAATTTAACAAGATGAATATCAATGTTCAAGGCGAGCAGTACACCTCTGATGTGGCTATGGAAAAATCAAAAGAATGGATAAGAAAGGAATATCTCAAAGAAGTTGTTAATGGTCTAAAAGCTCAGAACAATTTAAAAGTTGAAAAACAACTCGCGAAGATAGAACGTATCGATCCAACAAATGCCGATTTTCAGCGTGAAGAGGTACTGTATAGTGCAAAACAAAGCATAAGATATAGCTACTATCCATATATCAACAAAGCACTTGCCCGCGGAGATGTTGAAACAGCAAGAGTATATGCGCAGAAAATAGAAGCTCTCTATCCAGGAGACCGCAAGTATACCGCAGATGCAGTCATTAAGAGGAGTTATAAATACGCTACAAGGAATAAAAGGAAGAAGAAAAGAAGGTAGATTTTGAGGCTGTCGAAATGACAGCCTCATTTCTTTTAAAATTACTAAAGTAGAATTTATAGAAAGTGTAGGAGGCACATATGGATAAAAACAAAAGAACTAAGCTAAGAGATGGCATTGCAATGATCATCACAGGTGTAATCGCTGTACTAATGGTATTTGGGGTCAACGTCCCGGTAATTAGCGACACAGTGATAGGTAAGGTGGCATACGTAATTGCGTTTGCGATATCGTACGCGGTAAACCATTACTTCAATCACAACTACAGTGAAGAGGCGAAGCAATCACAAGAGTTGCTGGATTACTTAAAGGAAGCTAAAAAAATAAACGAATACGTACAGCATGTTGATAACTATGTAAATAAACAGCCTGTCATAGAGGCAAATACAAATGAAGAGGTTATCAACGAGGAAAAGACAAGCGAAGATAACGAGGACGAAGAGGAAAGCGAGGCGAAAGGCTAATGGCAACAAGACAGCAGTTCGTACAGACGGCAGTTAGTTATCTCGGAGCGGTTAGAGGTTCAGCTAAACATCGCCGCCTTATCGATATTTTTAACCAGCATAAACCAGATGGCTGGCCAATGAACTATGTTGCACCGTGGTGCGCTGCGTCTGTGTCCGCTTGGGCATACGAGTTAGGGGTTGGAAATCTAATCCCGGTCAGCGCAAATTGTGGAACAATGGTTTCTAAAGCTAAGCAGATGGGCATATGGCTTGAAAACGATTCATACACTCCGAGTCCTGGAGATCTAATCCTGTATGATTGGCAGGATTCCGGATATGGCGATAACGTAGGTGGACCAGACCATGTAGGCGTGGTCGTATCTGTTGGTGGCGGAATGATTACCGTTATTGAAGGAAACAAGGGTGCAGCGTCCGTTGTGGGATATAGAAGCGTACCTATCAACGGCAGATATATAAGAGGGTTTGTGAGACCGAATTTTGATGGAGTAAGCACAGCACCGCAAAGCGCTAGCTCTGGAGACTATGGGCTATATCATGTTAATTCGTCTGTTGGTCTTAATGTAAGAAAAGGACCCGGAACAAACTATGCTAGGATAACTACATTATCGAATGGCACGCCGCTTCGAATTGTAGAAATGAGTGGCAACTGGGGTAGATCCGTAGGAGCTGGTGGCTGGGTTTGTATGGACTATCTCACGAAATCAGGAGCAACATCAGCGCCTACATATACACCTAGTAACACGAGTGCATATGCTGTAGGTAGAACATATCAATTAATTTCTGATATGCGCGTAAGAACTGGTCCAGGAACAGGATATAGGCAGCGAGCATATTCCGAGTTGACCGCAGACGGAAAGAGACACGCACTCGCTGGAAGCCTAGCTTGCTTGCGTGCAGGTACCCAGATAACCTGTTTAGAAATGCGAGGAGATTGGATGCGAATTCCATCAGGATGGATTTGCGCTCGCCAGGGAAGTAAGGTGTATATCAAATGATGATAACAGCATGCAACTCTGCGATGGGTACAATTATTGACTTGATTATCGGAGCTATTGTCGGTATGCTAGGAGGGTACATAAGGTACTTGATAAAGAAACAAAAAGCAGAAGACAGTGTGAGAGAATGTCTTGTAGAAGGCATGATGTGGATTCTCCACGATATCCTAGAACCGATGTGCGATGTAGTTATAAATCGAGGCTTTGTATATCTAGACGAATACGAGAACCTAAAATCAAGGTTTGAAATATACGAAGGATTAGGCGGAAAAAACGGAATCAAGCAAAGAATGGTAATGATAGAGATGCTACCGAAAAAACCAAGAGGATGTGAATTAGAGTGATTTTGATAAAACGTGTTGCAAAAATCAATGTAAGTATTGAAAAATACACGATTTAGAATTAACTCGTAATGAAGTGGTTGCGAGTTCGATTCTCGCCAGCAGCTCCAAAAGTAAAAGCCTTGTAAATGCTGTAATTTCAA